GCTATGCTGACAATACCGCCAGCATAGCAATCCAGAGAGTGTCAAAAGAAGAAAGGAAGAACGATATGGCAAAGAGAAGCTGCAGACGAACAACTGACGAGAATGCTATTCACAATAAGGCTGTAAAGATAAGAAAAATGACAGATGAGCAGCTGGTACATTACGTTGAGGACAGAGTGGAAAAGGCGAGAAGTGAAGGTTTTAATTGTGGAAAAACACAGGCACCCAAACATAAAACTGTGGATATTACAGGAATTATCGAGGAAATTAGCTCTGTGAAAGGAATTGGAGCAACTAAATTGGCTGATATAAAAGCTATTCTTGAAAAACATCTGGAGGTGAGAACTGATGCCTGATCCTCGAAGACAGCTTGTTGGCAGGAGAAGCAAAGCATCCGGAGAGACATTCGAGAGGTGGATTTCAAATGCGTGTGAATTCTATCTGCAAAACGGATGGGCTCACATAGAAAAGACACCAGAGCCATTTCATATCACAGGCAAGGATAGGGATGGAACTGTCAAAGGATATTACGAGAAGAAAGGACAGCCTGATTACAAAGGAATCCTCTGTGATGGAACTGGGATTATGTTTGAAGCGAAGCATACTGACGGTGACAGAATCAGACAAAATGTTGTGACAGATACGCAATGGGAGAGCTTGGACATATACGAGAAGTTCGGTGCTCATTGTTATGTGATGGTATCGCTAGGGCTAACAAAATTCTATAGAGTGCCATGGGCGACTTGGAAGAAAATGAAAGAATTGTTTTGCCACAAATTTATGACAGAACAGGAACTGGAGCCTTATAGGTTGCAGGAAAAACAATGCACGATTCTTATTTTGGAAGGAGTGGAATTGAAAGATGAAAATACAGAAAACGGAGCTTGCAACAAAGCTTAATCAGATTAAGGGGGTTGTTCCCAAAAAGACAACAATGCCTATCTTACAGGGGATTTTGGTAAAGGAAGGGTATTTAATCGCCAACAACTTAGAAATGACCGTTAAGGCGAAGTTAGAGGGCACAGAGGGAGAATGCTTTATTATTCCAGAGAGAGCCTTTGACCTTATCAATAATCTGCCAGACGGCGAAGTAGATATTTCTGTTTCAAATGGCAATACAATGACGATAAGAGCAGACAAAATCAAAAATAAGTATCAGACAATGAATCCGGAACCATTTCCGGTAGCGGATATTGATGGAGAGGGTAGTGAGTTTACACTTAAAGCGGGACAATTACTGGAATCCGTAAAAAGAGTTTCTTATGCAATTCCTCAACAGGGAGGAAATGCCACTATGTCAACTATGTGTCTGCAGGCTAAGGACGGACAGTTGAATTTCGTAGGACTTGATGGACATGTCCTTGCATGGGACAAGATTGATTATGACGGAGAATTCGAGCTGCTTATTCCAAAGAATACTATAGATAAGCTGAAGACACTCGGATTAACCGGAGAGGTAAGAATTAGACATAGTAATGCAATGGCTATATTTGCAACGGAGGATTTTGAAATATGCACAAGACTTGTACAGGGAGAATATTACAAATATCAGAATATGTTTAAAGAACTGCCACTACATACTGTAATATCTCGCAAAGAGCTTCTGGATGCAATGGTACGAGCCAAAATGTGTACTGCTGAAAAATGCCCCGTTAAATTTGAAATAGCAGGAAGTCAGCTGGGTTTAAGTATCAAAGACCAGACAACAGATTACCATGAGACAGTTGATCTACAGGAAAATATTTCAGAGGAATTGACCATAGGATTTGATGCCAGATTGGTAATTGAAACACTTAAAGCATTTGATTGTGACAATGTGGGTATTTCCTTGCAGAGTCCCAAAATGCCAATGATTATTGAAGCAGAGGATAGCGATTTCAAGACAATCGTTCTTCCTGTGGCTATAAAGTAAGCACCAAGCATCTATTAACAAATATTCTGATTGGTCTCAGATAAGGAATATATCACACAAATAAAAAAGGGCGGTAGGTGCTTCCGCCCGGAAAGGAGAAACAAATGGTGTTCAAAATAATACTTATAATAATTGCGTTTGTTATGCTTTGCGGAATAGTTGCTGATGAAAGCAGATATAACAAGAGAACATATTGTATCGGATTTGTGGCTTGCATTATTGCAAGAGCAATTTTGGAAGGAGGATTATTTTAGTGGGAGATTATAAAAAAGTTTGCAGATGTAAGGTCTGCGGGAAGATATATGATAAGGGCATTCCATATATATGTTCAAAATGTGGGGCAGAGATTGGAAGACCTACACCAATAATTTTACAGATGATGGGAAGCGGAGAAGTTACACTTACAGAAAAATGCGAGAAGGTTGTTGCTAAAAAAGGTTTGTTTGGATGGAGGGTTAGAGAACCACAGAATCCCGAGGTTATACAGGAATGACACCAAAGGAGATGTGCAATAGCTGCAACCATGAAAATTACTGCATGGGTGCATATCACAAAGACCATTGGTGCGGCAATCACACCAGAAAGGATAGAAAATATGAAATGTCCAAGATGCGGAAAAGAAACAGAGTGGTTAAGAGCACTTTCAAGAGTAGACAATAAGACAATGATATGCGATGAGTGCGGAACAAAGGAAGCTTTAGATGCCGCTGGATTAACGGAAGGAAGTTCTATAAGAAAATCCATACTCGCATGCGTTGGCAGAGGTTCTACACCGAAGGAGAGAGCCGAAGCGAAGATTCGGGCTACTGGAAATAAGTGGGCGATGGAGAATTTTAGAGATACGCATAACTAAGAGTGATGGAGGAAGGACAATGGAATTAAAAGAATTTGCGAATTTGATTGATGGAAGACAATATGACTATCGAATGTTTACCAAAGAAGAATTACAGCTTGCCAAAGATAACAGAATTGTAATTGTTACAGGTGCAAGTGATGACCTGGTTGAATTAGAGGGAGCAATAACAGATGAGGGGGATTGCTGGGAAGGTGGCAAAATATATGTTAAGGCTATTCCTAATGGTGGAATAGTACACAACTGTGAGCGTTCGGATGTATTCGGATTTACTGCAAAATGGTGTGAAGAGAAAGATAAGAACGGAAAGATAATATCATGGACATATGATGTTCCAATAGAACATGAAACATTTGTGATTTATGAAGATGATGAACCTTACTGCAGGGGATTTGTATTTAGGGTTTAGCCTAAAATGAAATTTAGGAGGCATATTATGACAAAAGAACAGATTCACGAAGCACTGTGCAAAGCTCCAGATGAAGATAAAATGAGGCTGGCTATAGCTTGCCAGATGAATGGTATTGACGTTCGGGACATAGAGACAGGGTTGGCAAATGTGCTTACATGTGTACAAAAAGCTATAAAACCAGCAATCGAATATTACAGATATTTAGGAGGAAATTAGGAGGAAGAATATTGAAGTATTATTGGATTAGAATATTTGATTTCAAGACTGATGAAGAATTGAAAGACAATACAGATATTGATGTTTGGGAAGCGAGAAGAGGAACACTTTTGGATGAATATTATCTTCGTGGAGAAAAAATGACGAGAGATGAGGCGAAAGAAATAGTAAAAGACAGAAGTGGAGTATCTAGATTTGCAAAACCAAGGAAAGCAGGCGGTGTATATGCGTTAATTATGGAAAGTACAGAATTTTTTTATAATAGATTTATGATTGATGTGAATACGTTTTGCTTTAATTGTCACAAACCGATTAAAGGGAAAATGAAAGATTTTCCAAGTTTAACAGCAGATAATGGAGTGAAATATCATTTTTGTTCGTATGATTGCAGGAGGAGTGTGCAGAACAAAATAAATCCATATTCCGAGGGAGAGTTCCAAGAGAGAGAAGATTATGAGAGAAATGGGGGAGTATATGGATACATATATCACATCTATAATAGGATCACAAATATGCACTACATAGGGCAGACTGTATATATGCCGTTCTTCCGCTGGCAAGAACACGTAAAGAGTGGCCTGAAGGGAAATATTACAGATCTTACTTTCGAGACTATTACAGAGGTAAGAGTTAAGTCGCAGGAGTATTTGAACAATATAGAGGCATGGTGGATACAGAAGTATATACATGATTATGGAAGAGAAAATGTAATGAACATTACAGTTCCTAAACTAACAATGGAAGATTTGATAAAAGAATTCGATAGACAGGTGATAGGCCAGCTTGAATTTGGCGACAAGAAGATAAAAGATGAGTAACCATGAATGGACAACTGAAATTTGATGAATTTATGAATATAACAGAAGAAAAGCCACTGGAACATAAGCAAGAGAGAGTTCCGATGGTGGATCCATGTTACTACTGTTTATGCAGGTCGTGTATCAATAATGCAGAGAGCCTTACTGTCAATCCGGAAGAAGTGCCATACGACTGGCACCCGTGTTTCTTTTGCGATATATGCAATAATTTTGATGGAGAAAGTCCCGAAAATATGGAAAGAGAGGAATGCCATGAATATGTGATAGATGATTATCATGCAAGGCAGAATAGGAAAAAATTTAGAATTGTGAGGTAAAGATTATGAGTATAGACCTTAAAACGTGTCCGTTTTGTGGCGGG